CTTTTTCTTTGCTTGTCTAAGTGTATCACCAAATAAAACTCGCCTCTTTACATAAGATCTTTTGTCAGTAGGTAGCTTGTTTATAGCTTTCTGTTGTCTTTTAGAAACTTTACGTTTCTGTAATTTCATACTTGGTCTTTTCATAACTTTATTGTACCTTTTATTCTGGTGGTGTGGGGAAAACAATTTTTGATAACTCTGTTTCGCCACTATATGTTTCTGGTAAATCTCTTAATTTTTGTCTATATGTAGCCCACTCTGCTTTTTTTGAGTCACTTAACGGAGAGTCTGCTGACTGTGTCCAATCAGTAGCTTTTAATAAACCATACCGTCTATCTTTTACAACTGTCCATATAGTCATATTAGGTATTTCGTCTGAAACTCGCTGTACCATATTATATTCCTAACCCTTGTACTGTTATCATTGCGCTTCCTGCTCCACCATTACTACTTCCTGTTGGACCGTAATCACTAATACCATGAAACAACCAAGCGTAATATGTTGTATTCGGAAGAAGATCTACTACACCAGTTAATATAACGCTACCAAGAACATGGTCACCAGCTGCTCTTACTATTGATGTTGATAATATAAAATCACTTGCTGTAGAAGATTGATACCCAGTAGCACTTGTTGTTTGTCTAACCGCTATAGCAGTTAAATTTTCTGCACGACCGTCCCCAACCAGTTGTCCTGTCGCATTTAAAGAACCAGTTACAATAAATTTTTTTGTTGCACTACCTCCTGCTGAGTCAGTCCAATTCGGTGTTGTCCATCCTACTTGAGTTTTATTACCGCTTGTATCAGTTGGTATATGCACATAATCTGTACCAAAAGCATGAAACGGACTACTTGCCCAATAAGTAGTTAAATAGTTATGCACCCCTATATCATCTGGAATCTGGCTATCAGTAACACTAGCAGATGCAACTACAGTTCCTACTGAACCTGTTACTGCCTTTCCTGCAACATTAAGTGAACCTGCTGTTATTCTATCTGCGGTCATATTGCCAGAAGTTATACTACCCGCACTTAAATTTATTACACTTATTTCACCAGCGTCAAGAGTTCCTGTAGTTATATTACTAGCGTTTAAATTTGTAATACTCATTTCTGAAGCATCTAATGTTCCAAAAATACCTGAAGCTGAAGTTAATTGGTTAGCTCCAATATTACCCGCAGTTATTGTAGCACTCGCTATAGAATTTGATGTAACTGCATTTGTTAAAATTTTAGGTGTAGTAATAGCGTCATCTGCTATTTTTGTTTCAGTAATAGCATCAGCAGCAATTTTAGTACCTGCAATCAAAACCGTAGTAGCATTTACCGAACCTGCAAACTGACTAAATATACCTGCAGTTGTTACGTGTCTAATCCAATAATAAAACTCATCTCCAGGATCTACGCTGTCTACCCAAACAAAAGCCTCAGTAGTATCATGTCGCACCGCATTACTTAAATTGTTGTCACTAGAACGCCATACTTCTGTGTGTGCTAAGTTAGATATTTGTGCAAAGTTCCAATTTAAAATAATTTTAGTTGTACCTGCAGACGCAGCTAAGCCTGTAGGAGTTGGAGGAGCTGTTAAATCGTTAGTATCATCTAGTTTACCATCCACAAAAGTTGAACTAGAAGCAAAGTCAGTTACACCTGCACCTGCATTTGGATCAAAAGGATTATCAAGTAGTTCTTTAGCCAAACCGCTATCAATTAGTTCTCTAAGAGTAACAGCTCTGTCTTTCGGGTCACCTCTACGACCAAGCCGTACTTCTAGAATTTCTTTTATAGAATTATTAAAAGCTTCAGCCTCACGTTCATTCTTTGGAATCGCTGGTATTGAAGGTACTTGTGTCTTAGTAGTAGCCATTTATAAAGCACGTATTTCTTGAATAGACTCTGCGATACACACTTCGTTTACAATTTTAGTAGATTGTATTTCTACAGAGTAAGTTTTGTGTACACCACTTGGTAATCTAACTACAGGTTCAGGTATTGCTACAGCACTAAAGCTAGGAGTAGTACCTGTAACTGTGTAACCACTTGAAACCCCTTCATCTATAGTTGCATGATAAATAACAGAGCCATCTCCATATACTTTTATTACCACTGGCCAGTCTTCAGCATCTACTTTTACAAACCCCATTCTACCAGGACGTTCAGGTACAAATGTTTTACTTCTCCAAGTAAACGTTTGATTTGTAGTACCGCCTTGAAACTCTTTAACTACTCCATTACCACTCGCAGGATCAATAATTAAATATAACGAGTTATCATCAGGGTCTGTAAAGCCACCTGAAGCATCTGTAGTTGCTGTTTGTGTCAATGTTGTTATTCTTCGCTCACCAAAACGATTATCAAATATAAATCCGCCATAATTACTACCGCTTGTATACAATCCTACATAACGTCCTTCCCATAAAAATCCTTGTAAGACAGTAGGGTAATATTCAGCTCGCCATTGTGAAGGTGAAATTTGCCCTTCCGTTACAACTTGTACGTCAGTACCTGTCGCAGCAACCAACCCATCTGCTCCTGCATACAATACATACGGTCCCATATCTACCATTGAACGTTTATTTAAACACGCTTGTGCTGCTTCTATACGAACTGCGCTCATAGATTGTGGATCTGTACCAATTACTAAATAAGGTGTGCCTTTTGTACCAACAAACAAGCCATTTCCTGCCATAGCAATAGCCACTATTTCCTCATCTAGAGTTATACGATACGCTACAGGCCAAGCATGTGGTAAAAACGGTTCAGAAAAACACAAACGTTTACCTGAGAATCCTGCAAATATACCATTTGGCATAGAGGTTAAACCACGCATTTGCCCGTTCGGGTACAAAGAACTGTCTTCATCAGGCGGAGCAATCCAGAAAGTAGAAGGTATAAGTTCTCCTAAATTAGCATTAGTAACAGAATCAGTAAAAGTAGCTACATTTAAATTAACTTCACCAACAAACTGAAACGCAGTAGTGTTTGAACCTGTATTTGATCTATATATTCGTTTTTTAGTTATGTTTGTATTACTTCTACTTGTACCACTACCTGCACTTGTACTCATGTTACCTACAGTTACAGTTTGTGCATCTACTTTAGTAAGCACAGTAGAAGCCGCGGACGGCGGTCCTTCTTCACCAAAACCAGACACAAAAGTGTACACATATGATGTGCTAAATTTAGTCTGTGTTCCATCGTCTGACCCAGAAGCTATGCTTGCAGTAGGAGTATTTTCAGGCGCGGGTATACCTAAACGAAAAAAACCTCTAGGATATGCTCCCGAACCAGAAGCTATTAACTCTGTAGAACTAGCCATTCTAGGAAACGTATCTCCCGTCCAGTACAAACGTGCGTTAGCGTCATCAGGTATAGGTGCAGGTTGTACATCTACATCACTAGCCCACTCTAGCCAGTAATCTACACCACCAAACTCGTATTTGTATATAGAAGTTTTACCTGAAGCGTTTAAAGTAGCTGTGGTGCTGTTATCGGTTATAGGAACTAAACGTCCACTATCTAAAACTACATCTTGAGCTGTTTGTGCCATAGTATCTGCTAACAGTCTAGGAGATATCTGAGGTGCAATTCCTTTAAATGTTATTAATTTATAGTACATTAGCCCTCCAGCAATAAATCTTTTAAGCGATGGCTTCTAGCCCCTACTTGTCTACTCCATTTAGAGTCAAGCATTTGCACACCAGCTTCTTCCCAGTCTCCTTTCTCAATAGCAGCTAAAAACTTTTTAAATCCTAATAACCTAGATAGACCTAAATTAAAACACATATTTACTAACACACGCTGTCTTGTGTCTGTTAAATTTTTAAACCAAGCAAACGTAGCTTCTAATTCTTTTACACAAAGGTCTATGTCATTGTTAAGTAGAAAATTAGATTCCTCTACTGTAATTCCTCGGTCATCAACATTTCTGCCTACTCCAATTGTATTCTTTCCTGCAGAACATTTGTAAAGAGTAAGAACTTCTCCTTCGTCTCGTTTCAGTTCTTCTATAAGTTTTTCTCTATTCATTCGTCTTTATCCTTAGTAGAATTAGAAGCACCAAAGTAAAACGATATAATAGCACTTGCTAAACCGCCAAGATAGCCGAGAACTAGATTAATCAAAGCTTCGCTGTTTTGTTCTGGAGGCTGTAGCGTAATTAGAAAAATATAACCCATAAAGCCACCAACTACGACTAATCCCATAATTCTAGAAGTCCAGTCTTTAGAAAACTTTGATCTCGCGTCTTGAATATCTTTAGTTTCTAAGGCAAAAACGTCAACTTCTAACTCTGCCATTTGCACTTCAAACTGTTGTTCTGCTTTTTTAAGCTCCAACATTTGCTCTGGAGTGGCATTTTGTACTGCTTTTTCTATTGCTTTTGGGTTGTTTTCACAACCAAGTACTTTAGCAACAACATCTCCTGCCATACCGCCCATTGGTCCTGCTAATGCAGATCCTAAAGTTGGTGCAACTGCACCTACTATGTTTTTTAAAAATGCTAATTTTGCCATTGTTACTCCTTATACGCTTTATTTATTCTAACTTGAATCACTACTTTTTACCAAATTCATTGAATGTATTTTTTACCTATCTCGTTATAGTACAATTCTTTAAAATTTATCTCTTGTATTAGTATAGGAGAAAATCCTGTTTGGTTTGTTATATGATGAGCGTGAAGTCTAGCATAAGGAAATATAATATTAGGGCAATCTACCGCTAGGGCTTCTTCAATCTCGCTTTCGTCTTTGTAGTGACACAAAGTAAATATACCACTTTGAATAAAATTAAGTATGTATAAATAACTATCTTCATATTTAGACGTTATTTGAAACGAAAGCTCTACTTCAAATGCTTTTTCTTTGTTAAAAGATATAGAAGAAAACCCAGACTGACAAGCTAGGTCTGTTTCTACTTCAGGCGGTTGTTCTTGTAAATAACGAACAGCATCAGGTACTTCTATACTAGATTCTTTTGTGTATACAGCAGATATTTTTATGTGTTTATTTGTGGTGGACATAGTGCATTTTCTCTCTTGTGTTTTTAATTTTAGTAAGGGTTTTGTTTGCTAACGAGGTAATACGAGTTGTTTCTTTTTTAGGAACTCCTTTTAGATAGGGCAATAATTTATCAAAACAGTACGCATAAATCTCTAATACGTTAATATTTTTTCGGTGTATAGGCCCAAGATAATTATGTATTAACGCTTGTTCTCCTAAAACTCCGTAATTAAAAGCGTCTATTGCAGCAGTAGACTCTTCTTCAAACAAAATATCGTCTTTGTGGTTCATGTATCTAGGCATATACAACAGTTTTTTATCTCTAACTGCTCCCGAGTCTTTTTCTGGTACTGTTTTCCACTTCTTAGGGTTTATTATAAATATAGATAAATCTAAAACTTTTTTATTAAGTTTTTCAGAACTATACTGATAATGCTCTTTAACCCTTTCATGGTCAGTAAACACCCCATATCTGCTAACAGCCATATGGTATTTTTTTAATTTAGATTTAGTAGGAAGGTCTTTATTCTTTAAATTAACAACTAGCCCGCTTTTTATAACTAATGCTATTTCATTAGTATTACTTAAAGTAGTAGCAATTCTACTTTTTAACATTTTGTCTTTAGTAATAACTTTATAAGTTATTTCTGGATTATTAATATCTAATGAATTTGTTGTAAGTTTCAGTAGATTATTTTCTTCCAGTATTAAGACTTTTAGGGTTTTTAGGTTTAACATGAGGTATATCTTTAAAATACTTAAAAAAGTTTTTTATATTTTGTTTTGGATTTTCAGAATCATAGTAAATTAATCCTGAGTATTTTGACGACAGTATTCTTTTAAAATCATCAATAACAGGATATCCTTTTTCAAAAAGAACAGCGTATATCGGGGTGTAGGTTTTGGTTGCAATTTTTTTACGATCAAATAGCTCTATGCGTTTACCTTGAGATAAACCAATAAGTCCCATTTCAGAGTTAGAAGTACACCCAATTTTTCTTGTTCTATTTAAAATGTTATGCCCTGACAGTTTTCTGTCTAACAAGTTTTGTTTACCATAACGGTTTCTTAAATAAGCCATAACAAACGGAGAAGTTAAAGGATGTGGTTTTAACACAGCTCCTTCTGTATCAATAGCTCTTTTCACTTTAATGTCATCTGTTATTTCTTTTATTATGTTACTTCCAGCTAAAAAAATAACATACGGATATTCTTTTTTTGTTTGCTTCAACGCATACTTGTCTGTGTTATTTTTAGCTATATCTTGAAATATCTTTTCGCCTTCTTCTGTAATGTCATCGTTTAGGGCATTCCTTAATACTTTCTTACAGTATAAAGTTGAAGCTGGTTTTAAATATACAAACTTAGTCATAACATCTGTATATAAATAACCTCTTATTTTATTTTCGTTCCCAAAGTCGTACCAAATATCGTATTCTAAATTAGTACCGTGGTTGCCTTTTTTTGGTAATAGATGATGTATCTTATTTAGTTTATTGTTTTCTTTTGATCTACGAATATTCCCAGATTTAAAAAAGTGTGCTATGTCATTATTAAGAACATCATTAAAAGCTAATGTCTCAATCGTCATTGCAACCTACTTTTTCTTCTAACTTATCCATTCTTTCTTCCATCTCTTTAAAATGTTCTATTAATATAGAAAGAGTTTCTTCTGTTCTTCTATTAATAAGATGAATTTGTTCTTTAAGATCTTCAGACATAATTAATCCTTAATTTCACAGCTTATAATAATTTCAAAAGGGATTAGTAAATTACTTGTATCTCTTTTGTCTTCTGGATAATCGTAATATTTATTCCAAAAAATAATTGTTCTATCGTAATCCTTTTGCATTTTTACAGCAGCTTCTAATGGGTTACCTGTAGCATT